CGAACTGGGTGAACACCCTGTTGGAAGTATATGACTATGATGCGAACATCCAGACTGTTGGCCTTGCGGTTATTCATGAGTTTGTTAATCGGCATACCTTACAGGAGTGTAGGGATCAGATACCTGAGTTGATGAAAGTTATCCTGGATCGGGTGCGGAAGGAGTCTCAGGGCTGGGGGCTAAAGATCGAAAATGTATATCTCACGGATAGCGGGGACGTGTTTAATTTGAGGATGCTACAGAATGACCACGAATAAGCAGATTAAACAGTTATATGACAGCTTTGAGAAGAAAGATATGAGTTTCCCGGAGTTTGTGAAGTCATATAAGAGATTGATGGATCCGACTACGATACAGGCTGACTTCGCACGGATCTGCCGTCAGAGGCATAATAAGAAGGCCATAGATAGAGCAATTGAAAATGGACGTGTATCTTAGTAATAATACTGGAAATAGGATAGATCCTGCTGTACAATGTGATTTATTGGCTGGTCCAGATGATATAGAAGTTAGTCCGCACCAGAGTAAAACATTAGAGGATATGGGTATTTCTTTAGAAGATAGTCTTAAAAAAATTACATTACTTCCACGTGATGCTGGTATCTTTTGGGCTAATGGTGAAGCTATTAAGGGTGTGTGCCCATTACCGGCAGGTGGAGTTTCTATTGATTGTTTTAAAGAATCAATATCATCTCGACAATTTATAAGTAATAAAAAACCAATAAAAATGTCAGTAATTCAAGAAGGAAGTGGTTATTAAAGGGGATAGATAATGAGTGAATATGTAAGGCAAGAAGTTACTCCTTCGGGATGGCAGGATCTTGGGGTAATAACAACTGCTGATGTTGCGTGGGCTACTACTGAATTTGCAAAAGAAGTAGTAGAAAATTTAGTTTCAACCATAGTGTTATTAGCGGATATTCCTTATGGTGCACCTGCCGTAGAAATGAGATTTTATGGTACTGCTTCTGATGATGATGATGTAGTATTAAATATCTATGGTAGAAGAAAAGATGATGGTTATTATCAGCTATTAGCTACGTTGACAATGATACATGGAACGGCTCAAAAAGGTGCAGCAACAGAATTATGGGTAGATACTATTACTGAGACCAAAGATTTTACACCTGGAATAGCTGGTGGAGCTATAAGTCCCGCCGATAACTCAATAGCAAGATATTATTTTAAACCAGGTGGTTTTGAAAAACTTGCTATTATTGCTACAACTCTTGATGGTACAGATGTTGGTGTAGAATTGGCTGTAAGTAATTGGTAAAAAGGAGTTGAAATGAAAAGACTTTTAATTCCGCTAATCTTGATCGGATTAGCATTTGGGATGATGCAGATTAATAATCAGGTACTCAAATTACAGGATCAATCAGTCTATAGATCAAATCTGGTACAAGTAATCCAAAGAATAGAACCTTCTGTTGTATATATTGAAGCACAAGATGAAGGTGGTCGCAGATTATGGTCTGGATCAGGAGTAATTATTTCTGAAGATGGTCTGATTTTAACAGCCGCACATGTTGTAAATGGTGCTGACCAATTTAAAATTATTTTGCCGGATGGTCGAGAGTTTTTATCATATCGAAGTTTTTGCAGATACGATATTACTGATGTTGGGTTCATACAACTTGATGATGCAGAAGGGTTGCCAGTTTCCTATTTGGGAAGATCAATCAGTTTAAAAAAAGGTTTAGATGTATTTGTCATTGGCTGCCCATTTGGATATGAATTACGGTTTACTGTGACTAAGGGAATAGTATCCGGTCTTGATCGTGATTGTGATGGATTCTTCGGAGAGAAACTTATTCTACAGGTGGATGCTCAATCATGGCCGGGCAATTCCGGGGGACCAGTGTATAATATGCAAGGACAGATTATAGGTATTCTTGTAGGTGGATATTATGGTGCTGATGGAATCGGATTATGTATTCCAGTAGATGTGATACAGGGTATCTTGAATATCTATCAGGCAGAACAGGAGATGAAATAATGCCAGCAAAATCTAAAGCTCAACAGCAAGCGGCTGGAATAGCTTTGGCAGTAAAAAGGGGTAAATTACCAGCATCCAAACTTAGAGGTGCGTCAAAACAAATGGCAAAAATGGATACAGGGGATCTTGAACATTTTGCTAAAACAAAACGTAAAGGTCTCATGAAAAAGGTTGGAAATAAACTAAGGAAAATTTATGGCAAAAAAAAGTGATAAGCCATTGTCAGCAACAGCAGCTAAACAACGAGCAGGGTTGATACTCAGCAGTCTGTTACGCAGCATTGCTGAAGAAGTAACCGAGACTGTTATTATTGACGGTGAAGATAAAATGGTCAGCAAGGCAGAGGCTCTTGCAAGATTGACCTGGAAACATGCTCTTGGCTTCTCTGAAATGAAGGTTATTGATAATCAATTAACAGAGATTGTTCATTCGCCTGATAGAATATACGTTAGTATGTTATATGATCGTCTTGAAGGTAGAGTTGCTGCTGTTGATGAAGGTAAGAAAGAAAAACGAACTGTTGCTGATCGTGTTGGTGAACAGAATAAGAAACGTATAAATGCTATGGCTAAGGATTCTGTTAAAAAATGATTACTATAGAGGAATCAATACGGCCACAATTACAGACACCATTTCCTGCCGTGCCGGAATTGTGGAAGTGCCCTAAGACTGGTCTATTGGTTCCTAAAGATCCCATAAAGAACATACAATATAGATCAGATCTACTTACTAAAGCAGAGAATGATATTATATTACAAGAAGATTTGATGGCTGCATCTGCCCAATCATTGTTATATTGGATTAATACATTCGCTATGACCTTTCACCAGTTTGATGTAGATCCTGAAACTGGTAAACGAATAGAATCTGTATATCCACATAATCCTTTTGTAACATGGGAAATACAAGATGACCTATGTAATGTATTTGAACAATCTCTTGAAAAAGCAGAAGATATTTTAATCAACAAAACACGTGATATGGGTGCAAGCTGGTTATGTCTGGCGTTTATTCATTGGCTTTGGTTATTTAGACCGGATAGTCAGTTATTGGAAATGTCACGTACCGAAGATTATGTTGATAAAGCCGGTAATATGAAAGCATTATTCCAACGGCACGATTATATAAATCAATGGTTGCCGGACTGGATGTTACCACCTGGTATTGGTTATCGTGAGAAATATCGTTCTAAAATGCACATGCTCAATACATATAATGGTAGTTGTATTGATGGTGAATCTACTACGCAACATGCAGCATCAGGTGATAGGCGGTTAGTTTTACTTTTAGATGAGTTTGCTAAGGTTGAGAATGGTGCTGATATGCGTAGTGCCACACGAGATGCTGCTCTTATGCGTATCATCAATTCTACTGTAGCTGGTCCTGGTACTGAATACAGTAAATGGAAGAATGACAGAACCGTAAAAGTATTTCCGTTGATGTTCTGGGACCATCCCGATAAAGGTAAAAATAGGTATGTGCGTCAACATCCTGTAACCGGAATATGGGAAATACGGTCTCCCTGGTTTGACGAGGAATGCAAAGTAAGATCTCCAAGAGAAATAGCAAGAGAAATTTTGGCAAATGATCTTGAAGCCGGATCACAATTCTTTACTCCGGGAAATGTTGATAGGCATATAGCTTTATTTGGCCGAGAACCCAAGACTCGATGGGATATTAGACTTAAAAAAAGCGTTCCAAATGACGAAATAAAACGTATAATAAAAACAAAACAATTAGAAAAGGTGAAAGTAAGGCGTGATAAAAATGGGTCTTTGCGTGTCTGGACAAATCTCGTATTGGGTAGGCCCGATCAGAGCAAAGATTATATATTTGGTATAGATATAAGTAAAGGCCAGGGTGCATCTAATTCTGTAATATCAATAAAGTGTAAACAAACCGGAGAGAAGATAGCTGAGTGGCGGGATGCCAATACCCCGCCTTATGAAATGGCGAGAATAACTATAGCTATTGCGATATGGTGTGGTGGTAGATGTAAACTTCCGTTTTTGAAATGGGAAATGAACGGTCCCGGTTGGGACTTTGGTAAACTAATAGTTAAAGAGTTCCATTATCCACATTATTATAGAGATACACGGGTTGGCAATATACGTGATAAGAAACTTAAAAAGTATGGTTGGCACTCCAGTCCTAATGCGAAACAGGAATTACTTGAGACGTATGATAGACTTCTCGCTCACGGTGGATTTATAAATCATTCTATATGGAGTCTGGAAGAAGCTAAAATATATGTATGGTATGATGACGGCGGAATAGGACCAGCTTCTCTTGTACAGGAAAACAGAGCGGCTAAGAAAACACATGGTGATTGTGTTATAGCTGATGCTTTGACACTTGATGATAAAGATATTCCAAAAGGAAGATTAAAAGATAATATTGTTACTCCTGAAAGATCATTTGGTCACAGACTGAAACAATTTCAGGATAAAAAGAAAAAGAAAAAACCTATGTGGCGTAGGGAGTTTAATTTCAGTGGCTACCAAAGCACAGTGTAAATCTTGTAAACATCTTAAAGACTGTCCTGTTTTAGAAATAGCGAAAAAAACAGATCGTGAGAATTTTAGACGATTATGTATCAGTTATAAGGATAAGAAATGAACGTTGAGAAGGAAAATCCACGTAGAGTACAATTAGCCGTCAAAAATGGATTTGATAGATTGCGAAGATACCGTAAAGCACGAGCTATGTTTATTAAGGAATATGCGGGACAATATTATGCATCTGTAAAAGGCATGACAGGTGACTCTCCTATTAATCTCATATTCCATACGATTCGTACTTTGGTTCCTAATCTTGTAATGCAAAATCCTGTCAATAAAGTTACAACTCAAGTGGCGGCATATAATGATTATGCCTGGTTACTTGGTCTTGCCCTAGATGATATAAATAAAAAGACCAATTTTAAAAATATATTGCGTGGGGGAATAGTTAGTGCCCTGTTTGCTATGGGCGTTTTTAAAACAGGTATAGCCAATAGCGGGCAGATTATTACATGGGGTGATATGAATATAGATCCGGGACAAGTTTATACCGATCTCGTGGATCTTGATGATCTAACAATAGATCCGTCATGCCGGATAATTAATAAGGCTGCATTTATTGGCGACAGAAATCGTGTACCTCGTCAAATTTTGCTCGATGATCCTGATTGTGATCATGATCTAGTAATGAAGCTACCGAAATCTTTTCATCCTGACGCTAAGAATAAAATCGAAAAATTAACACAAATGAATCTTAGCCAAATAGAGATGACAGAATTACAGGATTACGTAGATGTAGTAGAGGTTTATGTCCCTGATGCTGATGCACTTTTACTTATACCAGATCCAGATGTTATTATTTTTGATGATTATATTAAGGGAGAACCTTTTTATGGGCCAAAGGAAGGACCATATACATTTTTATCATTTACACCACCTGTACCCAATAATCCCCTACCTGTATCAGAAGTAAGTATGTGGTATGACTTACATTTGATGGCTAATAAGTTAATGGTTAAAAGTATGGAACAGGCGGATCGCCAAAAAGATATTGGTATATATGATTCGTCAGGTGCTGATGAAGCTGAGGATATACGTACTTCTGAAGATGGTGATATGATAGCCGGAAACCCGGACTCAGTAAAAGTAGTATCATTTGGTGGGCAAAATCGTGATAACGAAGCTATGTTAAGTCAGACACAGATTTGGCATAATTATATGTCTGGCAACCCCGACCAACTTGCAGGATTGCGGTCAAATGCCAAGACAGCTACGCAGGCGCAAATACTTGAAACTAATGCTAATGTAATAATAGAAGATGAGCGAGAATTAATATATGAATGTGGTGCCGAGATTAATAAAAAACAAGCATGGTATTTGCATA